AAGTAGAAAGTTTATATCTTATTCTTGATGCAACTACATTTTTTGCTTTTTCAGTACATTGGTTCACCTCATCTATAAAAGCACCTGAAATCTCCAATGAACCAAGTGAGTCAAAATTAGGATCAGCAGGATATTGATATAAATCTTTTAATATAATTGTGCTGCCATTTAAAAACTCAATAACATTAGATTGAGCATTAAATTTATAGTTTTCTCCTTTTTTAACACCCCAATCAGAGCAAACCATAAAAAAAGAGTTTAAAGTAGTTTCTTTTAGTGTTTTTAAGACTGCTCTACCCATAAGCCATCTTGTTCCTGGATAGCGTAAGCAAGAATACAATAACCAAGCAGCACCAAAATAAGATTTACCACCACCAGCACTACCTCCAAATAATATTTCAGAAGTAGAGTTGTCGTGTAAATATTCCCAAGCTAAATGTTGTTTTTGTGTAGGTTTAAAATTTATTTCCAAACCTTTTTTACTAAACTTTTAGTTGTGTCAATAATTAATCTTGCCAATATCCATAAAATTACGGATGGCAAAACAGAACAAACAGCGGTTATTCCAAAAGCCCACTCTAAAACACCAGGTTTTTTGTCTTTATTATAATTTTCTGCAAAATCTTTTACGTTTTCTAACATTATCTAAAATTTATTCCTCTATCTGCTAACCAAGTTTTTGAATCAGATGATAAATCAAAATTTTCCATAAATGCTACTCTAGCAGTGTGAGCAGAATTATTTGCAATTTGATCAGCATACAATACATTTATATATTGTTTTGCTTGTTCACCAATATCAGTTCCATCAAATATAGTGCTTTTATTTATTCTAGTCATTAATTCTAAAATATTATAATCTACAGCAGTATATAAATCATACTTATCAGCATGAGTGTCTGCTAAAGCTAAAGTATCATCTATCCAGGTTAGAGCTTGTGATGCTCTTGCTGTAGTGCCATTAGATAAAAGAAATGCTTTTAGTTCTTTTGTTGTCATGTCATCTTTTAATATTTGAAATGATGTGCCAACTTTATATTTTAAAGTCCAAGTAGTACCAGAAACTAATTCGGTTTCTACTGCTCTTATTGCGTTTCTTTTATTAGTTGGTTTAAAAAAACCTTTCTTATATTGTTTCTTTTCTCTAGTCTTATCTTCATATACTAGTTTTGTAGCATCTCTTCTTTTTGTTGGCGATACTTTTGTTGTAAAGTTAGACTCGTTTACTGAGTGTGATATACCAAAACTAATTGGCGTTGCGATTGTTAAATCCATTTTTTATTTGTTTTTATTTGTTGCTAAATGTTCCATAAAATGTCAATTATTTTTATTACATTCGTACTTTATTAATTAGTATTCACTTAAAATTATATTTCTTTAACTAAAGTGTTTATTCTTTTGTTAAAGCGATTATCAGGGAATACTATTCTTTCTCCGAAGGGTTCTGATAGTTAAACACAAATCCCTCTCCTCCACTAGTAACATCAACTCTATCTACAACTATGCCTTTCATCTTTGCAACATCTTGCAATAACAATCTGCATAAATTCAAATCACCTGCCTTGTAAGACTTGCGATATAAATCTTGTAACATAATTTGATGCTTATCAATCTCATATTCTCTTTCTTCTGAAAATTGCTCTGCGAAACTTTCTAAAGCCTTTTTATAGTATATACTAGCCATCCTTCTCTTGATTCCCCAATGAGCTTCACAATACTCAACAATATCTGTATATCTTACTCCCCTCAATATTAATTTAACAACTTCTGTTGTTCGTTTATAGCTTACTAAACTAGTTGCTTTACCAGACTCTTTATTGAGGTTTAAATCGTTTGGATTATACTTTGAAACAGTGCTATTTATTATCTCAATATTCGCATCTTTTTCAAGCTCTTTGGCAACTCTCTTATCGGCTCTTTCCTGATCTCTTTTATTCATATTTTCAATTTACATTTTTAGTGTAACAAAGATAAAGAAAAATAATCCATATAATTTGGAACAAAAATAAATATTATGCACCTAGTGTAATAAACTTGAAATTTGGAAAATCTAGTGTGAATATTAGACTACCCCAAAATCTTCGGATCCATACGTAAAAAGCTCATTTCCAGGCTACACAAATTCACAAATTTATTAAAATAAGTTGGCGTTTTTGGGCGTGGATTGTTTGACATCTTGCAACATTTCAACGCCTCATTTGATGCCCATTTTTAGGCGTTTGAGGATCTTTTTTTGCCTCTAGGGGGTTAATAAATAGTTGAAATCATGCCTCAATGCGTGTAAAATAGTTTGTCTAGTGGTTACACTTTAAGCCCTCAAACCACCACCCCCCACCACACACACAACAAACAAACCATTGATTGATTTAGAGGCGTTCAAATTAGCCTATGTAAGCCAATAAAAAAACCCTTTGACACTTTGCAAAGGGCGTTAATATATAAGCATAAAAAAACCCCCCCAAATTGGGAGGGTGTGAGATTGCTTTTTAAGGGCTTTAATTTATTATCGCTTGTATTATGGTGAACACTAACAAAATTACAAAGGATGCCACATATAAAGCGTTTATAGTGTGTTTTATTGCTTTATTAATCATTAACTAATTAAAGTGGGTGGTTGATTATCTTGGAAGTAGTAAATTGTCGCACCCTTGAAAATTGCCTTTAATTGATTGTAGATATTAAGCCTTAATGCGACATCCTCATAAATAAAACAAACTATATTAAAGGAGGTTTGCTCATCCTCTAAGCCTCCACCACCACAAAAGCCCACATTACAAAAATATGGGATTTCTTTAATTGTAGCAAGTGCCATATAATCTTTTGCCCTTATGATTTGTTTTTGAACATCATTTGAATGATTATCACGATTGAATAATATTTTAAATTCTAATTTCATTTTTTATTTGTTTAAGTTAGTTAATTTAATTCCACCCTCACTTATTAATGATTGGCGTTCTTTTGTATTTAACCCTAAAAATTGGGTTAAGTATTTGCTAGTAGTTCTAGAATAATTATGGTAATATTCATCTAGTTTAATTTTACCATTTTGCTTAGGTACAAACGCAATAATTGATTTATACGATTGAAAGTATTTCCCCTTAGGGGTTTCTATTTTATATTGGTTTGCAATAGGACGCCCACTTCTATTAGATTTTAAAGGCGTGATTTTTACGTTTTTCATAATTGATTTTATTGATTAATTTGTTTGCAATATATAATTTTTTTTAAATATAACTATTATAATATTTTTTTTATTCACTTTTTTTCCCTTCTATATTAATAAGTCAAACCACCAAAAAAATCAAGGAGTAACAAGAATAATCCATTTCCTTGTAAATAAAAAATCAAGCGTACTTTTGAACCCACAAAAAAACCCACTATTTCTAGTGGGCTTGTAAATAAAATAAGAGGCGTACTTTTATGGTTCTCCACCTTCACTTATATGTATGAACGCACATATAGTTATTGAAATCCATAATAGTAACATAGGTATGCTCATAGGCTATAGGTTTTGATTTTAAGTTCATTTGCTTTACTTCTAAGCCAATAACTTGGTAAGGTTATCAACTTGTACCTCAAAAGCAATTTAAGGTAATTAGGGCTATTATTTTGCAATTTCATATTATTAGTAATTAGGTGAATAATTCATGCACCAATCCTCAAATTCTCTAATGTATTTCCAATTCTCAATAACATCATATTTGTGTCTAATTTTGTTCATTTCCTTAGCACCAAAATCCTCATACATTCCATGCCTTTTTGCTCTAAGAATTAAACTCATTTTGTGTTTTGCAATATCTTTTATGCACTTTTTCATTTGATTATTTTCTAACATTTATTATTGTTTTTAGTTATTAAATTTGAGTATCTATTTACTACTTTTGTCATTACATGATTGAATACAACTTCTTTAGCAATATCATCATTTACTTCCAAATCATACGCCTCACAACAATCATCAATAGTTTGTTGAAATCCATCACTAAAGGTATCATAAACCCTATCTATCTTTACATCAAAGAATTCATCCTCTAGGACTTTAGGAGGTAGTATTTCATCTACGCCATCATCAAACATTTGAGTGGGTTCACTTCCATGAATATACCAATCTTCTAACCTTTTAAACCCATCAAAGTAATATAATGTTCTTTTTAGGCGATTGTAGAGGCTTTCATCTACTTTCTTAACATCTTCACCATACATGGACATATAGTCGCATAAAGATACCTTTTTGCCACCATCAATCTCCTTATTACATTCATCAATAATATCTCTAGCACTTTGATGTAGGCTTTCTTCAATAAAATCCTCTAATTCTTTTAATGATAATTGATTATCCAAATTCTCTTCAATTCTCTCACCTTTATCATCTAATTTGAGGACATGAAAAGCATTATACTTTTCTTGATTAGGTTCATAGTTTGCACTTGTAGGTAAGTATATGTCAAACAAATCCTTACCACATAGTGATAATGTAAAGCTATCACTACAATCATTATGATATGTTGTATCTTCCACCTCAAATCCCATATCCATAAAAACCTTGTAATATAATGGGGTGGTTTTTTTGTTGAATATACCTACGTTGTATAGCCAATCTTCATTATCAACATTATCCAAATACCACTTATACAAGATTGCCTCTAATTTTGCTAGATTGGTTTCTTTATAACATCTATTTTCTATATTTAGATAGTATGTTGCAATCGCATCATATCCTATTTTTGCACTTTTATCAATAGTTATATAGTAATGCTCCATATATACAAATACACTTTCATCACATCCTCCATCTACATCTTGGTTACTACGTTGATTGAAGTCATGTATTAGCATCTCTTCTTTTGTGTTTCTAAAATCTTGAATATTTCTCATTTTGATTTATTGTTTTTGGTTAATTTTATTTTAGTATAAGTGTCCTCCACTAATTTGGTGTCCATCATCATCAAGGACTTCGTAACGCCATTCATGTTCATGAAAGGTATCTTCAAAGCCATCACCCAATCCTAATCCACTTTGCCATTCTTGTTCTTCATGATGTTTATCTAGTTTATCCTCCACATGAAGTTCTTCAAAATTGTCCTCAATATAATTAGGAATATCATCTAACTTTGTACCTTTTGGTACGTACACTATTGCATCATCTATTTTATGTACTACTCTTCTTAATTTAACTATTACTTTTATCATTGATTTTATTTAATTTAATTAATAACTTTTCACATAATTTTAGTTCTTCAAGGACTAGGCTTGATAAGGTGTTTTGGTTATTGTTTATAGCATCTATAAACTTATTTTCCAATTCTTTTTGCCTTACCTTGTAGTAATCTAAAATATCTTGATTGTTGAATTGTATTGGCATATTTCTATTCATCATCACTACTATTATTTATAATCTCATTTATGCTATCCTCCATATCAACTATTTGCCTT